TCATTTGAAATTAGCTAGCTTAAGCAGCCACTGCGCTTCAGGCTGCGCTTGTTTTTTATATAAATAATTTAGATTATTTTTGATAGCGGCTAGTAATTCTGGAGATTTATTTTTAGATAGATATTTCCCTATCCAATTAAGAGAGATTAATTGTTCCTGCCCAGATAAATTCTTCCATTTTCCTGTTAAGAGAATCAATGTAGATAAAGGTACTTTTTCATGGTTTAGATACGGCGCAATAAATTCAATAATTAGAGATCGCTCTTCTTTAGTTTTTGTAGGACTTTCGCCCAGATTATCTATCATTTTATTGAATATTTCTTCTCTTTTATTTGCCCGGGGCAAATATTCTCTAACCAATTCAATTAACTTAGCGATATTATTTTCTGACAAGAAAAGCCATACATTTGACAATTCAATTAAAATTGTATTAATTCCTGACGCAGGGAGTTTTTTTATATATGTCTCAAAATGAAGAGAAGAATATTTGGCTACTTTATTTAAGGGGGGATTACCATTTCCAGCGCTATTATTTTTAAATTTATATTATTAAAGTGGATGTAAGTAAGGCGCAGCAAATAGAATCAGAAAATGGCTTTGAAAATATTTTCCACGTGTTATGCATGTTCAGCGAAAACTGCCGAGGTCAAGCCTGGATTAGACGGTCCGGGCGCTACCTCTGACGACGGAGTCTCTTTAAGCCAGTTTTTGATAGCTACCCGATGTGCTTTTGAAGCAGAATTAGGATTTTTGCTTATAATGGTATAAATCAAGTCATCCATAGAAATTTCTTCTAATGGCAATGTAGGCGCGGTATTGAGAAAATGTTGCTCTGTGGCTGCCATCTGTTCATGCTGAACCTGTGGTGTTTCTCTCTGTATTTTAATAAAATTTACTTTATATGCAGTTTTATTCAATGTAGAAATAGTATTTGTACATAGCTTTTCAAGCTCTTTAAGATACATATTTTTATTATTACCTTGAAGTTTCTCTCTCTCCATAAAAACTTTAATAAGAAAACAGATAAGTTCTGCGGTAAGAGCACTACCCACTATTGCATATACTGGCAGTACAGATTTCACTACTAGCATAACGGCGACAAGTGGAATAATACGAGCGATAGAATCTAATAAATAATTGTAATAGTTAATCCACTCAGATTGAGATAGTGGAAGATTTTTTGCTATGCGTACATGTTGTTCAATTAGCTGTCTTTTTATTATATTTAAGTTTTCAACTGCATTTTCTTTATATGAATCTATTCTTAGTTTATGAATGACTGTCTGTACTTCTGGGAATAGCACTTCTTTAAACTGCAAGATCTCATCAAAAAGGCAAAATCCAGAATCTATCGTTTCCTTAATTTCCTTTTCTTTAACAGCATTACGCTTGATATCTGCTTCGAGAGCTTCATATAGTTTTTTTATCGTCTGTTCAATCAAAACAGCACGATGGATTAGATAGTCATGAATCGGCGCATATGGCCCTGTAAATATTTCCGTATAGCCTGTTAAACGTGGGTTATCTTGCTCTGCGCTTTGTAGCATTCCAGTTAGGGTGTGCTGGCTTTGGGGTCTTTCAGGCTGCTGAGATTGTTCAAAGAAAGAGCTCGGATCGTCTATCTGAGGCGATTGATGTCTAATGAGGGGTGTAGCGCTAGTTATGCTCTCGCTGCGCTGCTGCCTCGTATATAAGGAAGCAGGATTTTGACCATTTGTTGCGCTTGATGCACTGAAAAAATTACCCATGCTTCCTTCCCTATTAAGATATTTTTCTGTACCGAGAAGAGCGGATTTCCACAAATTCTTCTAGGGCTAATCGTCTTATCTTGATAATTTTCTATACAGCTTGCTTCATCTTCTACTTTGTAAAATTGTGTTTTTTCTAGTTTGGCGCACACCCAATTTTGAAGCTAAAAATGCTTGTTGCAATGTTTAGAGCGTTAAAAACGCATGCGTTAGTGGGACAAGCTCACATCCAGAACCACCAAGGCATCCCTCCCCTAGCAGAAGGAGCGTAAGGCTGTAAGCAAAAAACAGCATGAATTTACGGCGGATGATCGGTGCGCCGCTTAAATTGGCTTGACGCAGCTAACGATTCTGCCTTTCTTTCTTAGCTGCTTTACAGCTGCGGAATATGGCGATTGCTCTGTTTTTTCTTTGTATTCAGGGGAATTGCAGTCCGCGGAGAAATACGTTGGGATTGCTGTGTTCAGCCTCCCGTAGGCCGACATCTTTATTTTTCCTTATACAAAATAAGATTAGCAAGAAAGCTCTCATCAGTATAAGGATTGTCCCTTCAATTTCTCTAAGTAAAAACCTGAAGTATTCTCTGTAACCAGCAAACGATAATTCCCCCGCAAATTAATAGGAATTAAAAATAGAATTTTCTTCAACCTCTAAAAGAGGAAGTTTTACGCGAAGAGATCAAGACTTTTAGAAAACGAAATCATCCGTATTTTGAAACAGACAGAAGCAGCTGCGCCCTTACCAAAGCTATCTTAGGTATTTGAGATTAGCCGTACATAGAAACGCTCTATCGAATATGTAGCGGTCGAAGACGCTACGCTTACAAGTATTCGCACTAAGGTTAAAGTTTGAATTGACGCCAAGTATTTTGGCTAAAATGGAAGGAAATTGTGGCGGGCACGAGCAGCCGCTTTGACATCTGCAGGGGGGTTAGACTCACTGAGGTGAAGTCTCTCTCTTAAGGCTCTTTTCTACTCAAAATTTAAAGTGGAGATTAGAGCGCTCAGTCCCCAATGGGCTAAGAACATTGATTTTATTGGTCGGGGTGAGAGGATTTGAACCTTTCATATAGGGGAATATAGGGAGTGCTAGGGGCTTAGCGCCTTGATTTTACGAGGCTTCATACCCTTATAGTTCCCTGCTTTCCCCTCATTTGTCCCAAGATTTGTCCCAAACTATGACGCTTGATCACGCGCACTAATAACCAGCAATTTTTGGTCGTACTGTGCATATATGGTCTTGGAGCGCACAACGTGCAGAATACAAAGAATAATACCAAAACCGCTGTCTAATGGCGTTTTTTACTTCCTTGCTTTTATCTTGCCAAGCATTTCATCAATTTCCATGAAATCATCCCCATTCAATTATCGACGACCGATGAAACACCAGCAGTAGCAAGGGTTTAGATTGGTGAATAGGGATAAATACCATGTTTGGAAAATTTCTCTTTTTTCTCCACATCGTTTGGAAATACTGATGATACTAGCTAGAGGAATGTTGCTCTACTTGCCATCTTGTACCAAGTTTAAATTGTAATTGTTAAAAGCGCGGGACTCGAATCCGCATCCGGCCTATATTCCATAAGGGTTTGCGGGTAGAGGCTGGCGTAAAGCTGTCATTCTTAATCCATCCCATAAGTTTAAAAATGATCGGTCAAATATAAGCTCGACCCTCCTCTTTAGATAGAGATAGAGTTGCATTTTTCGGTATGTAACGGCAATTGCTGCTATTAGCTTATTGATCGCGCCAACTATGCCAGGCATGGCGGCAGAGTGATATAAAAGAAAATTGACTCATATAGAATAAAAAAACCGCCGTTGAACGGCGGCGGTGTACGATGTTAAGAAACTATTTAAGCTAGTTTTACTAATAAACCCTGTGCCTGCAGTGCGGCAATAGTTTCCAACGCTGTATTCTTGGCTATTTGAGCATGTTTTGCCTCTGCTTCTGCTCTGTCTTTCTCTTGCTGCTTCTTCATTTTATCAACTTCTTGCTTAATGCTTTTTAATTCATCAAGAATAGCGTCTGTTTTATCATTTACCCTGTCCACTGAGCCATGAATTTGCCCTGCAGCATAATCAAATCGCTCGGCAGGAATTCCCCCGATACCGCTCATATTGACCTCTAACGCTGATTTTAAGTTTTGTTTTACTGTTTTTCTAAACGCATTTTCATACGCTATATTGCGAATGCCTCGAAATGTATCCATTTCAAGAAAGAATTGAACTATAGCAAGGCCGATAGTTATTGTCTCGCTTTTCCCTAACGTTGCGCTGACCTTATAACCGAGAGTAAAGGCGCTAATTTTTGCCTTATGCTCATCGGGCTCAGGGTCTAACTCAATTTGGTTAACGAAAGTATTTAATTCGTCCCAAGCTTCCGAAAACGTTTTAACTAGCCCAGCATTTGGCATACTCTGATCGCAGCCAAGCCGACCTGGCACATAGCCACGCATATAAGGAGCTGAAGGGACTTGCTGAGTCTGATTCGTTTCTCTCAGATAAGCTGCATGAGCTTCTCTAATCAGATGCTGAGCATCTTTGTATACATTAAAGTCTCTTTGCCTAGATTCTGGCTTTAATCCATTTTCATTATTGATGTCACTTCTATACGTTTTATCTAAGCTCGTACTCATTTTATTGAGCGCGTTGAGCACCTTATCTTCAATAGGCTTAGATAATGGAGAAGATCGAGAAAAAACAGATTTGAAAAAAGTTAAAGCAGAAGATTGAGCTTCTTCTTTGACGATGACTTTTTTCTCTGTCTCTAACGTTTTAGGCCCGCCTGTATAGAGATTGAGATGGCATAAAGTCTGGCTTTCACTTCTTACTAAAGATTGCACAAAGGGATCAACACGTTTTTCTTTAGTGATTTTTGCTCGTGCTAAAACATCTTCTTTATTAGGTACACTAATAAAGTTGCCTAAAAAATCTTGAGAAAATTGCGGTTCAAAATCAACTGATAGCGTTGCTGCATTGCTCTTTAATTCTGCTGGCCTAAAACCCTGAATCATAGCTTTCCCTCTGTGCAAACGCTTTTCTATAAAAGCGCCGATAGCAATTTTGTCTCATGACAATATGGGGAAAACTCTTATAGTGCTATCAGTTTACAACCTGAGTATTTCGCTATTTCATTATTTCAGCAAAAGACCTTAGTCACTCAATCAAAATATCTTCAACATGAAATCAGCGTCTAATTATTGAAAGCCTTTATTCAGGAAGATTGCCTAAAAACTGCCTCACTAATTCCTCAATCAAATAACGCTGATGCGCTGGCAACGCTTCAATTTCTTCGATGAGCTTTAATGCCTGCGGTGAAGGCGGGTATTTTATTTTTTCTGCCTGATGACGCTTAATTATTGGTCGTGCAGGCGGCGGCCCATAATGTAGCCAATGCGCTGTCACCCCTAGCCATTCGGCTAGGGTGTTAATTTTGTCTGTAGTCGGTATAACTTGGCCGGTGAGCCATTTATGCGTGGCTTGCGGCGTTACTCCACTATTGCCGGTATGTTTTAAATTAAACTGCCGCGCTAAATCCGTTCCGCCCTTAATCGCTTTAAGGTTGGGATGCAGCGCGGCAAACTGATTTAAAGTTATTTGCAAGCGTTGTGTAAAAGCGGCTTTTTCTCCTTTTGTAGGCATAGGATGGAAAAAAGCATAACGAGATAAAGTAATCCGTATATGTAAACCATATAAGCTAATTTTAGTTTTTTAAAAGGCAAAACGTTCTAGGGTGAAATAAGGAATATGAATGAGAAGTGAAATAGAGGCAGGCTGACGAGATGACTAACCGAAGTTGCCTGTTAGCGCTAGTTAATCAACTGCGACAATCACTTGGTCGGGTTGCGCAAGAAGTGCAAGATGCGTTTAATGATGGGGCGGTTGTCATGGAAGACGATTTAACTATGCTATGCGCCGATGAAGCTGAAAAGACGATAAAAGAGCAGAGAGGTTGCGCTAAAAAAACTACAGAAAATTACGCGCATACCCTGTTCTATTTCAGTAGCACTTGGCTTAGCGACACGCGAATTTGTCATTAAGCCATATTATTTATTAAATCATTTTCTCTGCTTTTAATCCTTAATATCTTTGGACTTAAAAAAGTCATGAATAATTTTTAGAAATGGCCTTGCTAGCCCGTATCCCATTAGACAAAGGGCAGGAAGAAGCAGGAAGCCGCACCCACCCCATTCTTGCAAAGAAATTTTATTTGATGCTTCAAAAATATTAGCGCCTTTGTTGATAAACATGAATACATAGAACACAAGGATGGTCATACTAACAATCAAAAGGAATGGCGAGCACAGACGAGAGTTGTGTGTTGCGCAAGCTAAGGAGACTTGTACAGGGAAACAAGCCATCAGCGATCATGCCCATACGCTATTTGAACACAGCCGCTCTCTACTGAATGGCTAAATCCCACGACAATGAGAAGTAACCCGGTAGTCTGTAGCGGCGCTAATCTTCCACTCCCCGCAACTTCCGATAGAACCTCTGCCACCCTAACGCCTGCTCTCGCCACTGCCGGCAGATATTTGCGTTGAAGGCACTGACTTCTCCAAGCTTAGTAAACGGAAGCCCGGCGGGTTGTCGGTCAGACTCGGCGGCGGCTCCGGCAGGTTCCCCTGTGAAGGCGGCGTTATACACGCGCACGAAGCCAACATTAACGCCAAAGCGGCGAGCATCTTGTTCGGTGACATAAACAGGTACCTCTTTAATAATGGTGTCGCCTTTTTGTTTGACGACTTTGATGCGATCACGATAACGAACCTCCACTTTCGTGACCACTTGCGCTTGCGCATTGGCCAATTTGGCTTGCGCTGTGGCGATCTGAGATTGGTAGGTGGCAAGTGCTGCTTCAGCGCGAGCGAGCTTTCCCTGATAACGCATTGTTTGAAAGTGCCAGACGGCACTGCCAGCCAGTAACGCACCCATCAGTGCAGTCATTGTGAACCTTGACCCGCCCACTAAACGAATGAACCAACCTATCATGCTTGCCCTATCCTCATCATATTGGCTAACCGCACTGCGCGTTGTTTAACTTGGCTAGCCCATTTAGACGTCAACATCGCCCTCGCCGCTGCTTCGTATTGGTCGCTTTGAATGAGTTGTAACGTTTGCTTAAAGCCAAGTAATTTACCAATACCTAAGTTAAAGCACATATTGGCGAGTACTCGCTGACGTACGTCATCTAACCCGCGCCACCACGGCAAATATTGATCAAGGTCTCGCTCCACGCGGTGAATGTCATTGATTAATAAATAATCATTTTCGGCGTCACTGATCCCCACATCATCTAAGTTACGCCCCGTACCAATCGTGAGCTTGTCGACCGTATCTCGATAAGGCTTCAGCCGTACCCCTTCATCACGCTTGAGTTCTGCACACAGTAGCGCGATTTGTTCAGCATTCATTACATTTTCCGAGATGCACCAAGCAAGCGACATTGCCGCGTACGCGCCATATCACTAGCAATAGCGCGAATTTGAGCATCACTTCAGACAGATCAACAGGCCCGGTATATTGGCGGCAGACCGTGCGTATTACCGTGATCCCGCACGCGACAATGAGCCCATAAGCTAAAAGCGCCATACGCCAGTTATGCGGTGATTCGCTACGTTGATAAGTGAGTAAGCGCAACGTAATGCCTAAAGCAGCGAGCGCATTGAGCATTAGCAACACTTGATTCATTTAGGCTGCCTCCCACGCTTGAGCCAGTCGAACAGATCTAGCTTGTTAAGCGCATCCAAGCCTTTGTGCGTGAGGGTAATCACTGCAGCTGACGCAATAAAAGCGGAAATACCGTGTTCATGGATAGGCAGCCATTGGGTTAGCTCGGGTGCGGCTAAATAACCCGCCACAATAGAAAGCGCAAAATAGCTAATGCGCAGTGCTAAGCGTAAAGTCGGCGCATGCAGCACAAAAACGGCTGCGCCTGCAAATGCGCCGACTAGCGCATTACCGTCAACGCCAGGGAAAAAGCTGGCTAGACTCACCCCGCAGGCGAGTGCCAACCCTGTTGCGATTGAGCTAGACGAAAAAGGTTCGGCCATCTTGATCTCTTAATAAACAATTACCCTCTTGGAATAAACGGCTTACCCTTTAAGCGCTTTAACCAGTGCGACAAAACCAAACAAATAAATAACGCCCAGGCCGAGGTAATACGCATAGCGTAGCGACTTGTGCTCAACGAATAATTTCATTGCGTTCACCATTTCTTTGCTAAATTCATGTTCTTCCTTCTGGTTGCTTCAGAGGATGAAAAACAGAAAGCCCCAACTGTGAAGTGCCCCCAAAAAGTTGGACACCAATCTAATTTTTTGGGTTTTTTTATGAGTAAATACAGCGAGGCATTTAAGTTATCGGCCATTCAAAGCTATTTATCTGGCATGAAGAGTGGCAGGGCCGTGGCACAGCAATATGGCGTGGAACATGGAATGTTGCGTAAGTGGGTGGCCGCCTACCGCGTGCATGGGGAAGCGAGCCTCAAAAAGAAGTACGGCAACTACAGCGCCCAATTCAAGCTTTCAGTACTAAAGCATATGCAGGAGCACGCGCTGTCGCATCGAGAAACGGCAGCCTATTTTGATATTCGCAATGTAGGTATTCTGGGTATCTGGAAACGTCATTATGATGCGGGAGGTATACAAGCCCTCTCTCCCCGCCAACAAGGACGCCGCAAAAAAATGCCACCATCCCCCCCTACCTCGCCCAAATCTGGAAATGTACAGACGCGCACGCGCGAACAGGTACTTGAGGAAGAGCTGAATTATTTGCGCATGGAAAACACCTACTTAAAAAAGCTCAAAGCCTTAATTCAAGCGGACCAGCGGGCAGCACAGCGCAGAAAGCACAAATAGTGTTTGGATTAAGGCACCAGTACCCCCTTAGCAGCTTACTCAAAGTAGCAGGCCTCGCACGCAGTACCTTTTACTACCAACAAAAAGCGTTACAGCGGGGCGATAAATATCTAGCGATCAAAGCGCAGATTCAGGCTGTTTTTACGCAGCATAAGGGACGGTATGGCTATCGACGTATCACGAGTGTGATTCGGCAGAATGGACATTCAATCAACCATAAAACAATCCAGCGTTTGATGGGGCAGCTCAAGCTCAAATCGTTGGTACGTATTAAAAAATACCGTTCCTATAAAGGGGCGTTAGGACGCATAGCCCCCAATGTCTTGCAACGACAATTTAGCGCCCAGCGCCCCAACCATAAATGGGTAACGGATGTAACGGAATTCAATGTCTACGGCCAGAAGTTGTATCTCTCGCCCGTGATGGACTTGTACAACGGAGAGATCATCTCCTACCAAATCGCACAGCGCCCTGCGTTCGAGATGATAAGCACCATGCTTAATAAAGCCTTTATCTGTTTGCAGCCTCATGACAAGCCAATCATGCACTCAGATCAGGGATGGCAATATCAAATGGCCGCCTATCGAGAACTGCTCGCGAAAAAAGGTATCACGCAGAGTATGTCTCGCAAAGGAAACTGTCTTGATAATGCGGCTATGGAGAGCTTCTTCGGTACACTAAAATCTGAGTTTTTTTATTTGAATACATTTCGTAATATTGACGAGTTACAAGCAGGTTTGAGCAAATACATCTACTACTACAATCATGAACGCATCAAACTCAAACTAAAAGGACTGAGCCCGGTGCAATACCGAATTCAGTCCTTTCATTGTTAGCTACTTTAACCGTCTAAGTTTTTGGGGTCAGTTCACTGCTCGTCACAGTTGGGGCTTTCTGGTTGATAGAGATAAATTTAACTATCTAGTCTTGCGTTTATCAGGGGCAAGCCGTCGTTTAAAAGGACTCACGGTGAAACACAGTGGCAGGCGTGCATAACGCTGCCAGTTAGGGGCATGCCAGCCTTTGCCATCCCAACGATTCCAAGCTTTCCAACCGAGTTTGAGCATGCCTAAGCGGCCATGGTAATAGACGTTAAAACTGTTACCAATCGCTACAAATAGCACCAGTTGAGGCGTATCAATATATCGGATAACACGCCATTGTCTGGCCTCAAACGGTACGCCCAATACCCAATAATCAAAGCCAGAAGCCGGATTGCGATAAATCCAATACACGCGAGCAAGGTAGCGTTTAACCGGAGAAGCACCCCATGAGGGGTCAAGGTAACCCCCTCGCCACGCCTCATCTAATGATGAATCAAAGGGTTGAAACCATTTAAGCCAGTCGGGTAGGTTGCCTTTGTCATCAGCGAATAAAGGTGCCCACCAGTTAACCGCCAGCATGGCGAAGGCTGTAAAAAGTAAGGAAACTAACGCCATCAGCGGATAAAGCGCTAAGGATTGAATAAAAGTCATGTTGCCTCCTCAAGGTTGACGAGTACAGCGTTTAACTGCATATTAAAATCCTTAATTAATTCGTCTACTTCAACCTGATTGTTAACCTGATGCACAGCCTGTCTAGCTTGATGTTTTAGGCCATCAATGACGCCTATGGCTTTTATGAGTTGCCCACCACGCTTAAACACGTCGTCGCAAAAATCTTCCATACTTTCATTCAGCGCCCGCGCTGCTCTTTCCATTTCAAGCGCACTTTGCTCGGCTTGCGTCGCAGTTCCTAATCGCCACGCCTGAGCCATACGGAATTTATTCAACCAACCTGCTATCTCCATCTCATCGTGTGTGCCAGCCACTTGTTGGCGTTGAGATTGCGCAATGCCAGCAAGGCGATTAAGTGCCATCTCTTTGATCGTAGCTAACGCTTCATCAGGTGAGGGAAATACAGCTTGTGGATAGCCTGTTTCATCAGGCTCAATCCAGTCGCCTCGAGCATTGGCTTGAAGTAAGGCTTGATGTTCTTCTGCCGTGATTTCTACCGCATCAGCAGGCAGCGCTTTATCTTCATGAATTTGGCTGTCATAAAATCCACGGGTGGTAGCTGAGTAATACAGTGTCATTCTTAATCTCCTGATGCCTTTTAACAGCCAAATGCAAGCCAACCGGTCCGCGTATCGTATTGACCTCCTGTCCAGGTAATGGACTCCGCAAAGAACTTAGACTGATCTAATTTAGAGTAGCCAACGATATTGGCCCCTTTGGTGCACGTTAATTGCACCACCCATGCCTCTTTCGGAAAACTGATTGGAAACAATATCTCACCGCCTCTAGCCGGTACAATCACATTACCCCACTGCACAATTAAGCCACTGGGGAATACTTGATAACCTGACTTGAGTTCTGGAAAGTTCATTTCGTCTCGCTTCCAGTAGCGCTCATCACCTTGCTGAGGAGTCAGGTAACGGTTATCAGCGTCTTCTGGTTTGAGATAATGTTTATCCACATAATCAATGCTTGCATAACTGGCAAGCTGATTATCGAAGACGAAATTTCCCTGATCGGTATCATCTACCGTTGCCTTAAGTCTGTCTTGCTTAGACCAGCCAATTTTGATGACATTCGACTTTTGATCGATGCCCGTTCCTTGCTGAACGGGTGTATAGCCTAGAGTGGGTTGTTTGTTAGCAGTGGCTTGAGCAACGCGTAACGGCGTCATGATGGTGCCATTGTCTGTTCCGGCCAGCGCTTGTTCTTGAGAGGCTACCGTCGATGCGACAATTGCCCACTTTGTCGTGTCGCTTGGCGCAGCAGTATTGTTATCAATGAGGGATTCATACACTTCCCAAGGGCCTGCTTTGTTTGCTTGGTATCGCACACGTGTGCGTCGTGCATAAGGGTAGGCTTTCCCTTCGTTATCTGATTCATTAATCCATTCAGGCGTTCCGAACATCTGATATTGCTGCAACACTTCGGTAATGTCGTGGAGCAGTGCATTGTGTTTGTTGCGCTCAATGGGTTTGGCGAGGGGGTCGGTCGCTTGATCGCGCTGATAGTCGTATCCATAGCCTTGCTCATAGCTGACATCGCCTGTGGCTTGGGTGTCGCTTGGTACGCTTTCGCGGTCGCCTGCTGCGGCAAATGGTTTGATGAAAAATCTTTGTTGCATAGGTCACTCCGCAAATGTTCCGTGAGTAAAGTTTTTATAATGCTTGCCAAAGCCAAAAGAAGGTCGTGTCACAACTCGACGCTTCACCCCTACTCCTGCTGGGCGTGGCAGTAGGTCATAGCTATCTAGTACGAAAATTAGACTCGGGCTGGGTTGAGAAGAGAAAACATAGATGACATACGACATGTCGTTAGAGTCGAGGACATAAACTTGACCTTGCTCACCTAGCAGCATTTTCATAAAGCGGTTGATTTCGGGAATCGTGCTGCGCGCAACAAGCTGAAAGTAGCGCAGTCGCAATACAACTCTCTTCTGCTCAAGTGTCAGCTTCACTGTTGAGGATGATTTGCTGCCAAAGCTTCCATGTCCGAAATTCTTATTAGTGGCTCCAAATCCAAATACTGGGGCCCCTGGTTTGGTTGGATTGACGGTGACGCTTAACGGTACGCCCAGTAAGATTGCCCAGACTGACAGCCCGAAATCATTGGCAGTACGCAAATCAAAAACATCCTGCACCCATTTTTTCCAGAACTCGTTATGGTTTTTTTCATACCAAGCTTGCTTATGCTCAAGCAAGCCTCGCAGCTTATCGGCGTCGTTGTACTGCCAGAGCAGCGCCTGCAAAAGATCGATTGAGAAATCGAAAGATTGAATTTTCATAGCACGATCACTTGGATAGCTGAAGGCGTAATGAATGCTTTTTCCCAAATGTCGAGTGGAATTTCTGTCGTTACGTAGTTAAGTGGTGCAAGGTTGGATATTTCCAAGCGTTGTACATAAATATCGGGTACATAACGATTGACAGCCGCTGCTAGTTCGAATGGCGAAACGCTAGTGCCAACCATAAAACCAGCTTCATTCTCAAACTGGTTTTCTGCGTAAGCAATGATTGCGTTGCGTACTGTAATTTGTGGGTCGGTTACCGAAGGACCTACACGCACTATCACGCGTGTTAAAAAATAGCGTGGCGTTGGGCGATCAAACAGAATGGTGTATTTTTGCTCTGAAATGGAGTCGATGGCCTCAACGCTCACCTTACCATTCCAGCCAGCTCCGGCACTTTTGTTATTCAGTAACGCCTGCGCAATATCAATGTCTGTCCCACCATCAACACATACCCAAATTGAGTGAGGTTTCATCGATACGCCATCGATGATCTGTGTCACGCTTTCGGTGTTTTCTCGAAATTTCAGACTCTTTACGCCATTTATTTCATAAAGTGCGGATGTGATTGCCTCGGAAATTGAAATGCCTTGCAACGCTAAGGTGCGCTTGCGTTGCCTATTTAGGCTTGCATCAGATTGTTCGGTTTGCCCAGGTGTTGCGCTTTCGCTGTTATTGACAGTTTCCCAGCCAAGTACACTATCGACTATATGCACGAGTGCGCCAGCGGGTGCTGTGATTGATCCATATTCAACTGAGCGAAAATTAATTGTCCCCGCCCCATCAGAATCTAATACCACAGCATCTGTGGTTTCAAATAAATCTCCGGCTTGGGTGCGCGCTCGCGCACCTTTGCGAATGAGCGTATGCGGAGCACCTGTAACGTCTACGTTTGCAATTGTCGAATGGGTTTTTTTAGTACGTTCTAGCCCTGTTAACGCACATATGGCATCTAAAAATATGCCACCAGCATGATTGGGATTGATTTGATTAGCGAGAGCAGCATTGTTGCGAATGACAGCATTACGCCCCAGCGTGTCGGCAGTAATGAGTACGCCTTGTGGCGTCTCCGCATTCACGGATAGATCATTACCAAACACGCTACGCCACTCATCCTGGACAGTATTCAGTAAGGTAGACGTGTCTGGCACAATCACGCCTGTGTGCGTCAAGTAGTCATAGGTCTTAGCCATGATTGGTCAGCTCGGTTGTGCCGAAAATGGTTTGGATGGTTGCGTGATAGCGCAGTACACCATCTTTAAGATTGGCAGTAAAAGCGGTAACTTCGAGTACGCCAGCGATGGCTCGTAATGTCTGGCGAGCGTAGGCTTCGCATTGCACCAAATTTGTGTTGTGCCACACTACATCCATTGTCGGCATGCCACGATCTAAGGCAAACACCATTTCACCCAACTGTGTTTGCATTGCGTGTTGACAGTTTTGTTTGATGGCTTTTAAATCATGCGTAATAGCGAGCATGCCATCGGTATCGAGATATAGATCGTTTTGCTTATTGGTTGCTAAGCTTTTCATACTGGGCCTCCACTTATGCCGCTACCGCTTTCAACGCCGTTATGTCGGTGTGATTCGGCAGGTGTCTCGCCAAAAGTCACACCGCCACGCCCGGTCACGCGACCGTCGGTTGTCAAATTGCCGGTACATTTCACCTCTGTTGCATCAAGTTCAATGGTCTGCGCTGTCAATTTAATCTTGTCTGGCCAAAGTGCTATGCGCACCGAGCCGTCCGTGCTTTGCAGCACTGCGTTGGATTCATCTTCATCGGCAATGGTGTAGTTGCGCATCACATCTGGGATGAACAAGCCATCTGCGAAAGAGTGCAAGCGCTGTGTGTTTGGCCCTGCCTCTGAATTGGATTGCAGATACAGTGAAATATCTCGATCGCTGGCCTTGATCCATCCGGTGTCACCTGGTTTGAGAGGCAGACTCATAATGAAGCCGCCACCGCCGAGTGCGAGCACTGGTACGCTGGCTAGTGTTGGGCGGGATAGTGTTTGGTTTTCGGTTGTCAGCACCATGATCTGCGGCTGCACAGTGGCGACATTGCGTTTGCGGTTGTAGGCGACGATTTTCGCAGGCAACATGTCATCGACACCCTGCATCAGCTTTTTGAACACTTCGCGCAACGTACCTGCTAATCCGCCTGCATTGGCCGGGTCATGGCTGGGAATTGCGTTATCGCTCATCAATGTGTACCTGCGCGTTTAGCCTCTGCGATCCAATAGAAGGATGTATCGCGATTGGCGAGTTCAAAATTCAACTTGAAGATGATGTAATTGCCGGATGCTGCCGGGTTGAGCTTGCTATCGATAATCAGCGCGCCCCCAAGGCGGGTTGTTGTATCAAACAGATACTTAACTTTTACGCCTTGCTCAGTGATTTCGGGGATGCCAATCATGCCTGTCGCTTCGCTTAATACACGTGTTTCACCGCGTAGTGCGACGTTGTAATTTTTTACGACCAGTATGTTGTCATCGACGTAGGCATTAACTCCGCCGACCTCACCAAGGCGGTCTATTTGTTTTAGTGCGCTACCGATAAACGCATAGTTGGCAATATGCTTTTCCATTGCCTCGAAACGCAGCGTCAGCCCGAGATCGCCTGCGATCTGACGTGCGATGGTAGACAGTGGTGCTGTTACTGCTTGGCTGCGTGCAAGGATATTGCCCTTCTGGAACTGCCCAGTAGATGCTTTAAACATCAGCGTGATGTCCGGCGGCTGTGACGGCAGGCAACTAGAAATATCCCCCATAAACACGCGCGATCCACCGGTCGAGCGACGGCCAGCCTCTAGTACGATCCGCTTTGGTGTGCGATTGCGATTAAAGGGACTGGTCTCGGTTAGCAGATATTCACGATCCGGTTTCGACAGATTAGTGACCCGAATCTCGGCCTCGTTTTGCAGTGCATTGGCGAATTTGGAGCCAGTGGCGCTAATGGTCAGGTCATCATAGATTTTCAGTACACCGTTAATCTCGATGCCGACGCGGATGATGCGTGGGTCGAGTTCATCCACGGAGTTCATCCAACTCTGAGCTGCTCACATATAGCAGCTCATGGGTGCTATCGAACTTTGTGTAGTCTGGATACTCCCCATTGCTAGTCATAAACACGAAATTCCCAGCGTTATCTTCCATGTACTGAAACGGCAACAGCAGCACGCTAGCGTTGCATTGCATGCCTTGCACTAGCAACGTTTCATCACGGGCAATCGTGGCTGACATGACACCTGCAGTTGCTTGTAGGGTGATTTCGTAACGGCGACCATCGAGCCGAATCGATAGCGATTGATTGGGAATCGCATCGAGCGGAATTTGAATCATGGGGATTAAATTAAAACAAGATGTTGTAAAGCGTCGATTTATTTTTCTTCGGTTTCCCTGATTGCTCGCCGCGCTGAACGGTTGAAGCGTGTGCCTTATTTCTGACTTTCTGTGCAGGCAGTTGCTCATACCGAGCTGTGACCAGCAGAACTTCCTTTAGCTTTAATGTAAGCATGATGGAGTCGAAAGTATCCGGGTCTTCGTCGTGTGGTATTTCGGCGAGCAGCATATTGGAGTAGCTGCCTGACTTGGTTTGTACCGTCAGGGTTTGACCCTTTAAGTACATTTCACGGATTTGCCGATAAGTGTCCCGGTAATACGTCGAGGACAGCATCATTAACAATTCGATCTCAACAGGTAGGATGATCCGGTGGTCGGTAATCGTTGCTCCCGACTCAACTGGATGCTCCATTGTTTTAGACGCTTCTTTGACGCTTGCCTTCATTGGCCGGGCATCGCTGAAGAGTTGTTGGAAACCTGCACCGAACACGCCTACGACATCAATGGCCGCAGTTGGAATAAATCCCGTGATCATGCCGCTACCCCATCATCGAAATGATTTAATGTCGTACTCAATTCCTGACCTAATCCGCGGCTTAATTCATGTTTGATTGCAGCACCATCTGACGCCTGCGTATTGATTGTGATCGGCCCGGTTTGCACGTTTGTGCTCTTGCTCGTACTGCGACTCGCGTGCATGATGCTATTCGAAGTTTGCGCGGAAAGCGGTGTGGAAGTAATAGCCAGAGCCTGCCTGCCAGCCATGACATTAGCTCGATTAGCCGAGGTTAGGTCAGGGCGGGGCGTGTTGCTGTTTTGTGTGGACGCAGATTCACCGATGCCAAGAAATGATTTCACCTGGCTCAGCGCACCGCTGATGATTTTCAGTCCGCGTGAGGCCACGCTGATCACCGTCTCGATGGCAGCAGCGATACCGTTCCAGGCAGACTTAACTGTGCTTCCAACCTGGTTAAATACATTGCCGATCTTAGTTATGGCCGATTTGAGCGCGGGTATCCTATTTAGCAGCTTATCGAATGCGGCTTGTGAAGTGCTTGAGAAACGCCGGAGTGCTTTTTCTGGATGGACGAACAATTCTGCGATGAAAATAAGTCCAGCATTTATCACCTCAAATAGATAAGCGAAAACACTTGTAACTGCAGACACTGCTTCGCCGAGCCTTGGCCAGCGCTTGAATAACTCTCCGAGCAGCGAATCGTTGCCGTCGAAAAAGTTCATCACATCTTCATAAGCGAGCGCGAATATAGTACCTACCGCTGCAATGGCAGCGCCGATCAAGAGGTAAGGAGCCACCAGTGCAAGCGTTGCAGCTGCCGCACTTAGAACCGCTGGCAAGTACATCGTTGTCAGCACTAGCGCCAGTCCGACGAAAAACCCTTTGATTAAACTACTGTGGTTGATTAAATAGACCGTGACTGTCTCGAATTTTTTCAGTAATTTGGACAAGGTTGGTAGTACGGTGGTGGCGACTGTCGTGAACATGTGCTGAAACACCTGCCCAAGATCGCCTAACGCGACTTTGGTTTTGCCGAGCTGTTCGCTGTACTGTTTCCCGGCTTGGATGTCGAGCTTGTTAATCACCCCAAGCTCTTTATGTCGTTTAATCTGGTCTTCGACCGCCAGCCGACCTTTTTGCAGTAAGGCAATGGTGCCTTCATCCAACCCCATCTTTTTTCCCAATTCGGCAGATTCTGACTTGCTCAGATGCTCAAACGATTTAGCAACATCCAATAGCAATTGTGGGGTGGTCTTGATGGTGCCGTTCAGATTGCGGAAGCGCACGCCGAGTCGCTGCAGCAATGGTCCGATCTCACCCTTACCGGTTTTTGCTAGTTCAGTCAGCTTTTCGTTAAGACCGATGAGCGAATTCCTGAATTCTTTGCCGCTACTGCCTGAGCGTTTGGCCGCTTCGCTCCACGCTTGCAGAGCAGAGGCCTCTATTCGTAGCGCGTCAGCGCTTCTACTAATCTCATCTGCACTAGCCACTGTGTGCACAACTCCGGAAACTAGCGCGCCTATTGATAAGGCACCTGCGAGTGCGCCAGTGGCTAGACCAATCATAGACTTGAAGGATTTACCGAGCTTTGTAGCAACGAGATCAGCGCCTTGGATTTTCTTTTCTAGACTGTCGGTTGCCTTCTGTGCTTCTTCTGCCCCCTTTTTAACTTCTTTTGCATCGGAGTCGAACAAGATATGGAATGTTTCCAAAATGCTCATTTTGATGTCCGTTTGAGGTGTTCAGCAGCAAGCCATTCGTTATAACGAGGAATAGCAATGCTCTCCCAGAGAATGAAGGCATCCTCCAGGGTATATATAGTTCTTAGCTCTTGGAGCGTGGCCCGTCCTTCAGAAAGGATCGCTCCGACAAGTCCGTCAACGTTTTGGTAATCCACGCTGCTGCTTTGCCCTCGACATTGCTTAAGAAAGTCGAGACCTTTCCGCTTGAGAAAAAAGACGTGTTGTAGTCCATCATGTGGAACTCGATTTTTATCAGCGTTTCGTAGTCCGGCACATGGTTATCAACTAGTGCGGAGGTCGATAAGCGCAACTCACCATTATCAGCTGGCACTGCAACGAAGCTCATGATCTTTAGCATGAGTGCTTCGTTGGTCTTGTAATCGCCAAGCTTCGGTACTGCACTAATCGGGTATTGCGAAACGATCTCTCGGCCTGCGATGGCTGGGAATTTCGACAGGATGTAGATGCGATCCTCACCCGCCATTGTCTTAAGGGTGATTTCTTTAGGTTCAAGCAGAATGCTCATTGCGCTCCCGTGCGGTTTTCGAATGCAAAGATATATGGCTTGCTTTTCAGGCGCCCAGCGCTGGCTACGCTGTTAGCTGGCATACCATCAGTAATGGCGCCCTCCGTTAGGGTTAAGGGGGCGCGGCCATCCGAGTAGATCGCCGTCATGGTGATCACATCCTTCGCACTTTGTTTGCCGCGCCCTACCCTGTTCGCTTCGAGCAAGATCGACATATTTTTGTCGTCATCGCTAGCAGGAATGAGGTTGAGCGTGACTGAGATTGGATTAGCTTTAGACCAAGTGATTAAATCGCCGTTGAGTCCCATCGCTTTGTCGTTAACCTGGATACTTGGTATATCGAATGGATCTCCATCGTCAGCGAACTGTGTAACGGTAAACCCCGTGGGGAAGGTTTTAGATGCGCGTATCTGCACCATAAGGCCGAAGCCAGAAATGTTTTCCATTGTTGCTCCTGGCGGGTAAGTTAGATCAACACGTGCGAGCCTTCCACTTTACGGATAGCATCGTCCTTGCTGTAAATAAAGGTGTAGACCGCCTTGTATTCGGTGCGGCCATCTTGGGTAACCACAGACTGAATGACACAATCTATCCAATAACCGATAGCTTGCACTTGCCGCCATGCGTCAGGGTCGCCTGTCATGCTTGTCACGTACAGTTGTTGCGTGTTGTTCAGATCTTTGCCGATACTGATCGTGCCGTTGAATAAGGCCATGTTGATGACACTCTGCAACGTTGCAATCAACTGGCTGCGCCCTTGAGCATTGGCCGACACCTTCGCAAGCGACATCAGCAATTCCATAATCGCACTGCCCGCAGCATCTTTTAGCCATTGCTCATTCGCGTACACATTCATATCCGTCGGCGCACTTGTGCCACCCATTAGTACACCGCGCTGATAGAAGTCGAGTACCTGGCCGGCAGTTTGCGTGCGGCCGTAATAGTTGATGCGCAGCGCATCTAAACGATCCGATTCAGGAGTCGTTATCACGCTAGGCGTGAGCGCTGCCTGCTGGAACATGTAATTCTGAACCGAGTTGCGGCGACTATAGTCTGTTCCCGCGAGAATCATCATCGGGAATTGCTCGGGGTATTCTCCTGTGGCGCCAGCAAGCGTCAGTCCGGTACCCGAATAACCTTTAAGTGCATCGTAATAGGCCGATGTGTCAGCAGGTAGAACGCGTGCATGTAACTGGTACATCACATTCTGTGCGGCATTCCATTTGGCAGTCTCTGCTGTTTCATCTGCTGAAAGCGCTCGTATGAACGTGAATGAACCAAAGTTGTTGGAGGTATCCGTCGAAGCGGTGAGCACATCGCTGATGCTTTCAGATACTGAACCATCAGCGAAAGTTGCGTGTTCATCCCAACCGATTAAGCTGCTAATCTCACCTCTCTCGATGGAGATTTTCGCGTTAGCGGAGGTGTTCGTGGTCGTGAAGTTAAAACAACTGTTAAGCGCATCGAATGTGACAACGGCACCTTTCCACAACGGGCTGGTGCCTTTGGTGCGAATCGCAGCTTGTATGACCGATGCCACGTCGGTATAACTGGTTACGTCTTCAAACGACATTTTCGATATATGTTTAATGTCCGTACCGAGTTGCATCGTGAATTCACCCGCAGTCATCGCCTTAAATTGGGACAGCGGCGTGGTGATAGTTCCCCCGAAAATCATGGGTGCTGTTGCAGCATCCACCCAGCGCGCATAGCTAATCTTCTGCGCGCGCGTGATGTTTTTCGAAATCCAGCTGAAATAGAAAGAGGCCCGTGCATATTCCTCAGATGCGGTGCCGAAGTAGCGGCCAACATCATCGGCGTTATCGAATTCGACTACTGCTTTGGGTGGCAGTAACGCATTCGTCGTAAAGAATCTACCGATCAAGTCACGCCGACGTACGCCGGCCGCTGCGCCGACACCGGAAGTGATGTCAACGTATTTGGTAAATCGAATCGCCATGAGTGGCTCCTAAACGCGATAAATGTTCTGTTCAAACGCCTCTACAACTGGCGCGCAGCTTGTGATTACGTGCCTGTGGGTGAGCGTGAAATCGAATGACGGGCTGGCCTCGAACTGCTGCCGGTCGTTAACGAAGTAAATCTGGCGAATATCCTGCACGCGATAGATACCGATCCCATGCGCCTGTAATGTTTGGCGTGTGGCGTCGCTTTGCAAGATGATCGCGCTCAGGTTTAATAAATCCGATGCCGTTAGCAAATCCGACTGAGCGGGGTCTTGCGGTGCCAATGCGTTGACCTGGAAAGAGGTCTGCATCCATATTGATTCCTCATGGACGAGCCTCTTAGCTTCTTGCTCCCAGACGCTTTTTCTCTGCGGATAGCCGTACCGGTAATCGTTGATCTTATGCAGAAATATCACCGGATCGCTCGGTGTGCCTTGCGGCATAGGTTGGTATTGCTGTTTGATCGCTAAATCGGCGATGCCAGCCGCGCGCAGTCCTTCACGAATCAACGGCAGCAGGAGGCGGAATAATTGGTTATCTGTCATAGCTGTACGCAGAGCGCCCCATCCCATCCGTCAAGGCTGAACCAGTCGGCATCCGATAGCAATTGATAGCGCTGACCGGCGAACTCAATCTGATCGCTCGATCGATCTCGGGCTACGTCCTGTAATTCTGCGCACGCATAGAGGCGAATGTATCGTTTCTGAAAATCCAGGCCGAGGTATTGATAGAGATTGCGATCTATTGCTTGCACACTGCCATATAGCGGTACGGGCGGTGCATATCTATTGACATCGATACCTATCTCATTCGTTTCGCGTGCGATAAATCGGTAATATTCGACGCGCTGCCGCCCGATGACAGACAAGGCGAAGCTAAGCAAATTAGCGCCTGGCATCATGACTTATCTTCCACGATATGAGTGAGCGTGTTTAAGAGCACGCCAGAATCTACGAGCGGCTTAGCAATGGTCAGCGAGACCACCCTGCCCTGCTTTTTGCCGCTTAGCCGTGCTTTGACTGTCTTAACCTTCAGAGATGGCGTGCGCAGTTGTGAAATAGTCTTTCGAATGTCAGCGGCGGCTTTAGCAGAGACTTTTTCCATGACGGATGTGGAGGTCTCGGTGCCACGAAATACGCCTGTAAATCCCACTTGCATTAGCTTTGCCCACTGAGTGCGCTGCGCTTGAAGAGTTGGGCGCATGGTGGCGCGCATCGGGATATTTTTTTCAGGAACGCCGTGCTCATGTATCGCTGCTATATAGGCGACAGGCGTGCCATCCTGATATTTCGATGATTCGAACCACCCTACTTTCCCGACCTTGCCACTGATTTCTTGTAATGCTTTTTGCAGACGTGCGCCGCCAGGGCCAGGCTTATGTATCACCTTGGCCATCTGATTGACTCCACAAAAAATGCCTTTTAAGGCAGGTAAGGATTAGTGATAAATCCCGTGAACACGACGAAACGCCGATCTTTCAGGTAAGCCGCTGACATAAAATCCACCAGCAGCGCTGGCTGATAGCAACGCTAATAGCTGCTGACCGTAAGGAGTGAGAGACAACCACCATTGCCACTGCGATTTAATGGGTGGGGGAGTCAGCGTTACCGTTACTCTGTCAATGGTCGCGGCAGACACTATCCCAGGCGTCTGACCTGCTTTCACTATGTCAGTCAAGGCAACCAAGTGCGCTGTCATGAGATTTAACGCTCGCGTACGGCACTCGCCACGCAGATAACCGTAACTCTCTGGACTGACATAACACGTCGCAGCATCCCAATTCGCTCGGAGTGACGCATCGGAATAGAGTGCGTCGTTTTCGAACGCTGGAAATGACAAGCGAAAAGCGCTGACATCAAATTGGATGAGCACGCCCATAATCAATCACTCGCCTTTGGTCTTGGGCCGTTTCTTTTCTGCAAAATCTTGCGGTACTAGTGGTGAGGCTTCATCACGACCAGTCATATCAGCAGCGACTTTTTCTGGGGACGTCTTGGCACGCTCGACGCGAATAAAGCCACGTTCAATGTGACGCTGAAAGGATTCATCTTTTTCCAGTAGCGTCAAATCTTCTTCTGAAACCTCAGTCACCGCACCATACGGCGTGATTAGGTTCTTATTCGCTACGCCCGAGCCACCTTTAATCACGATTGCTCGCGTGCGGATGGGTAATTCATTTCCACCTTTGATCCAAATGCCATAGGCGGTATCGCAGGTAGCGGTTGAGTACACGTAATTCATTGTTATCTCCATCAAAGCCCAATACGACGTACCACTGCATATGGCCTTTTGCACATCACGCCAGCTGTCGCATTTGAGTAGTCTTCCTCATATCCTTTAGCAAGTTGCTGTACACCGAGTACACGGAATTTCGCTGGCACAATCTGAACGAAGGTTTGACCGCCATCGGTCGATTGATCGTTCACGCTTTCAGCATAGAGATACGCTACGTTATCGCCAGCGTGTGCAGTATCGAACTCTGGGCACGACACAATACGCATTGTTGGATAAGTTTCGGTTAACCATGCCTGAACGGAGTTACCGAAATTTGATGTGACCGATAGGTAGTCAACGACCGATGTACTAAGAGCTAGAGTAAGTTGCACTTTTTTCGGATCGATGACGCCGCGTGTCTGGTTGCGCAGATCAGCAACCATCGTGCGGATGTCAGCTGTAATTTCGAGGTAGGTTTTTGATGCCCATTTGGTCGAGTGGGCAGCCCCCTTCGGTAGGGTTATATATGCTGGTAGGCTAGGATCATTCAACAATCCATAAGTAAGGTTGCCCCCATCGTTGTAGCCGTAAAAGCCGATTCGGTTGCGGTTGATTTCTAGCGCCAATGTTGCTGCTTCGCGCTTGCCCTCTGCACTGTTGACTTTCATCCGTGATGCACGAGCTTCTTCAAGTGTTCCTACACGCATACCTTCTTCAAACCGTACTACCGTGCGCCGCTCGAAGTTGACGTTCCACGATGAAAGAGGGACGTTTGTGTAGTCGCCGTAAGGCACTGATGTCCCGGTAAGTTCCATGACTCCCTGGACGATTTCTTCGTCTTCCCATGCGCCAGCCGTTGTGATGCCAACGCACTCATCAATGGTGCGTGCTGCTGTGGTGATGGCGACAAAACCTGGCAACCAATTTTGCAGGAATTGCTCTGGTGTAGTAATCGTCGGTGTGGTGAGACCTGGCACCAGTGCGGCGTCCATCGCCGTCATCATGCGACGCACGGTCGCGTAATCCATACCGATACCGATCTTGGATAAATCTTGGTATCCAGTGACGCTCGAGAGGTTGAGTGGCCGCACGGCGCGCGGCCCAATATACGAATGTTCTTTGCTTTGCATACTCAATGCCTCAATTGGTCAGTGTGATCACGGTCAATTCCGGATCAGTTGGCTTGTAAGCGTTGGACGGGTAGCGCGAAATAATCGCGTTCGGTACCGTAGCGCTTCCCTTTGGTACCTCGCTACCTGTTGCGATAGCGGACAACGCCCCTGTGGTCGTGTCATAAATCACGGTGTAACCGGCATCTGCAGGAGGGGTAATGTTTACGATAATTTCACCCATGGTGAGTAATTCACCAATGCTGCCGTTTGACAATGTTAAGGTCGGTGCTAACGTGCCGTCAGGCGTGCCGTAGGAGGCGTAGTGCTTGGGATGAATCAAAATGCCAGCAAAACGGCCTGTTCCGCCAACTTGAACAACATCATTAATGGCGAATGTGTAGGCATAGCCGATAACATTGGGTTTTGTAGACTGTAATGTCCAAGGTGTTGCACGCACTGGCCCGTCAGAGAATATTTCGCCGGGTACGCCAAACGCCATATCGGCGCGTACAGTAGTTTGAAAAGGCATGGTGTTAGACTCCTTGCAGATATTTGTGGACATCGCTTGATGTCGAAAATTTCGCATCCATTCCGATTGCATTCCCTGCTCTAGAGGCAACTCGGCCATGCAGGTAGCCTTCGAGTACAGCGATTTCCTGTCCTTTGGTGCATGGAAGACCTAGCTTTGAAATGCCGTAGCGTGCGACTTCTGATAGTGTTTTGTCAGCATGATCAAAAGTTCCGATATGGTCGGATAAGCGGTTGGCTAGTGAGTCGCGCTTACTGATTTCGCTCATGACACCCTTGGCCGTGCTGCGTTCCAATTGAGCAATACGGGTGCGTAGTGCCTTGAAGTCAGCAGCATCGATGGTTGCGATAGATTTACCGAATTTCTTTGGTTTTGCGCGAGTTGCGGATGCTTTGCGCAATCCTGCGATCGCGCTGTCCATACTCGCACGCATAGCTTTTGGCGCAGATTTTGACGCGGTACGCAGTGCCTTGATTGCTGTATCCATTGCTTGCGCAGTTTCTTCTTCGTCTTCTGCTTCTTCCTCGTCTTCCGTTGTCGAAGAATCCTCATCTTCGGTCGGCGGCGTGTCATCGTCATCTTCAACGGGTGTTTGACTCTGATCCGTTTTGTCAACGAACTCCGAATCTTCGTCCGCTGCTGAAGCGTCGCTCGGCGCAGTGCCGACCAGCGCTTGCACCAGTGGGATGAGTTGTTTAACGACATCGGCCAGAGACATATCTTCGTCTTGTCCTGCAGGGTTATTCTCGTCTGCCATTACTAGCTCCTTTGCATCGAATGTAAATGTCATGTGATCCAGAACTGCGACATCTGGGCCCATGCGTCCTTCCTTGACCGATGCGAGGTGGTTGCCTCGGATCGTCCGTTGTATCGCTTCATAACGCTGTCCGTTGTACTGACCGTTAGTAAACTCGTACTTGCAGCGATAACCCGCGGATAATTCACGTTTGCCGCTATGAATGAGCGCTGCGAGCGACTCGGAGAAAATCTTGAGATTGCCTTTCAGTACACCGTCTTCGTAGTACACATCCTCGCCGATGACACCCTGCACCCCTTTCTTTTCTGCAGCCGTGTATCCGGTTTCTTCATCGCCCAACATCTCATGTTCATCGACCCACGGCAGCAGCCGGAATGACTCAATGCAGGCTGGGTCGGCCAATTCCTCTTCGGGTCGATAGACCATGTACACGTGGTCTGGGTCAGGCGCGCCGATAGACCGGCCGAGATAGGGAAATACCCCAACCTTCGACAGCGGGTTATCGCGGATTTCTGCCCAACCGTTGGTATCGATAACGCGGTTTGTCATGCAGCACCTGCTGGAAATTGAATGACGGGAACAAAGGTGCATTTACAATTCGGTTCTTCGCCTGGGTGTACGTATGCGCCACCTGGGCCAACCGGTGCACCTTTTGCTAAATCGAATAGTTCACCGTTGAAGTCCAAGTGGCGTTCGCGCGGATGTAACCCGCCACCGCTATGCACCCATTCGCCATCAGTGACACCAACCGCTGTGCAGCGCCCTTTGTTAAGACTGTTGTAAACCTTGCGCGTTTGATCAAGCGCAATGTTTCGAGCACGTCGATGCGTGACTCCCTCTTGTTTATGCAGATATGGGATTAAGTCTTGTAGTCCGTTACCGCGGGTAATGGCACGCATCACTGCGAGTTGTACATCGGCCAAATATTTATCGGCAATCGACTTAATCAGGTTGACGTTTTCAGTCACTGAGCTGGCCAATATTTCTTTTGTGCTTGACGGGATTGCACTAGTTTTTAGCGATAGGCCGCCAGATAGATCCCGCAAACTGGTATGTAAGCTTGCGCTGCTAGCCTTGTCAGCCCCAGAGATCATGCGACCCACGATGGTTTTTGCTTTAAGCGAAAAGCGTTTACGTATACGGCGAGTCAGTGCATTGGTTAGGATGCGAGCTTGGCTCGATATGCTGGCGTCCTGGGCGAAGAATACTTGGGCGGACGGAGCTTTAAATAAAGCAACAATCTCTTTATAGGCAGTGGCTGTCATTTCGCTAACGAGTCGGTCGAGGTCTTGCTGATAGCGTGCCTGTAGACCGGCACTGACATGCAGTGGTTTCCCGCGCAGTAAGGCAGGCTTGAATTGGTCTGCCCATGCTGCTTTTTTTTGGGTTAACAACTTACGGGCCATCGCTATCTTCTGGCAGTTCTTCGTCTAGATCGTCTATTGGATCGGCAGGCATAGCTTCCTCAATACCCGTATAGCCACTATCGGGTTCTTGCGTAATACGGCGACGCTCATCTATTCCATCGATAGCACCGGATTGCACGAGAATTGCTCCCGTTTCTGCCTCTAATTTATTGACTTCTGCACGTTCTTTTGCGGTCATGGAGTCAAGCGGATTCCATGAAACTGTCGTTTCAAATGGCTCAATCTTGAATTTGGGAGCAATCTCTGACCGAATGACCAGCAAGTGATGACGATCTAGAAGCGGCGTTAGATCATGGGCCTGGATGCTTTCCAGTTCTTCGTGATAGCTCGCTTCCTCGAATTCGCCTGTTGCGTTGAATCCCTTCGGAGACGTGCCAAGCAGTTTTGTTGCTGGCACGTTTGCCGCAGCAGCAACAAGCTGATATTGGGTCATGATCACAGCGTCAAAATCTGCCAGAGCCGTGTCGAATTGCTCGATTTTCTCTTCCGTACCGACTACTTTAATTCCGTGGTTATCTCGGTAGTGCGCCCATGTCGCCATCCGCTGTTCAAACTTTGCTTGATTGGCAACGGCGTTTTCCACATCCATATGAACTACTGTGCTGCGCTTGGACATCGCAAGCAACGGCGCCTCATTGGCTGTGCGTTCCGACGCGTAAACACGCTCGAAAATCTTCTGTGGCACTGATACACCGCCGTAGTAATAAGTCGGCTTCAGCACATCGGGTACTTCGCCTGTACGGAAAATAATAAGATGCGAATGGTGAATAGGCTTGCCATTCACACACCAATATGTCGGCTCATAAAAATTCAGATTGGTTGGGTCTGTTATTGCCGCCGAGTTCAGCTCGGGCATGATCCAATATGGGTCAATCTGCCGGATGCCTTTGTAGCTGCCAGGCGTTACTCCATCTGGATTGAACGGCTTGGAGTAATAATCAGGGTCGGTCGATTGGACAATGAACATGGCGATACGAAGGCCAAACATGCGACCCATACGCACGAATTCACGCATTTGGTAGTTGATTCGATACCGCTTGTCTTCCTTGCGAATCGCATCGACGACACTAGCGTCGATTCCTGTGCCATCGTTGACGGTTACGCGGTAACCGTTGCGAATCGCATCTTTGCCAGGCATTCCGCACGCTTTATCAACTAGCCAGTGCTGCGCGATCAACGCGCATAGTTGGTAGCCGATAAAGCTCTGCGAGGCATACCAGCCAATTTGAGCCGCTGGCATATTCCCTTGTTGAAGCGCATGAACACGCTTCACGCTATCGTCAATGTCGTTCGCGTCCATCCCCACATCTAAGGTGGAGAATTGGGCTGCAGTGCGTTGAAATGCCGATGCTTGCAAATGCTGCCACACCTCGCTTTGACCAACGCGAAGATCGTGCTCAGTCGTAAAAAAGCCCCCAGATTTTGCAATCTCGGGGGCTTTCGGTGTGGCAGCCTTGGGGCGTAGCCAGTTAAACATATCAGTTCTAATCCAGATCGAAGAAGCCGCGTTGTTTCTTTTGCTGTGGCGCAAAGTGGATCATTAGGGCGTCTGCAAGGTTAGGTGAGCGTGTACCTTGCGGCGTTTTATCTATCACGATTTTCCCCACATTATTAATGGTGTAGGTTGGCTGCGAAAGCTCGGTTGTGAGCCGCGCAAGCTCAGACAATGAACTAGACAGCGAAATAATCTCGTCAGCCTCGAAAGGTAGTTGATCAGTGATAGCCCTGTGCGTCTTTTGAAAACGAGTGCGTAATGCCCACCAGGACTGCGCTTTAAGATTCGCAAAAAAATCCTGATTGGTGCGGCCGTTCACCATTTCTTTGTCTGGGTTTACTACGCTGCCTGAACCGCGAAACGGCGAGACGACAATCTCACGCGCACCGCGTTTCTTGCGACCTTCATTGATCACTCGCGCATCACCGCGAGCGCCAGCGCCAAGACCATCCGCGTCATAGTCGAACGAGCTGTAATTGTGCGTATCGCAAAGATCAAAGGCTTTCTCGACTGTTTTGTAGATGTCAGAGCCTTCACCCGACCATGATTCGATGTGTTCAACCAAAATCCCATGTGCACCACAAAAAGCGTTCAGATCGATACCTTCATCGGCCACGTCTAGGGCGCCGCTACGTATGCCCGTGGGTACCACACCGAGCTTCTTGTGAGCATCGATTGCGGACTGAATCCATTCGTTTGGAATCAAAATTCCTTCGACAGACGCCGTATAGCTAATGTCGATTTCCTGCGCAACGATCACGGGGTTATCGATCTTGCGCTTTTGCTCTTGATACCAGTCATCATCCTTGCGCGGGTCATCGCGCCAGTGGAAGGTAAATACCGGAATCTTTCCAGCATGCCTTTTTTGGGCAAAGGGATTCGCCATGCCGTTTGCTGACGAAATATCTTGTCGACAGTTCGTTGTCTGAGATAGTGAAGCGTCTACTAGCAACGGGCGCTCAAGGAAGGCTGCCTCATCGACAAAATAGAAGCTCGCACGATCACCGCGACCGATACCATCCCCCGCTTCACCGGTCATCACAGAACCTGTCTGTGGGAAATTGATCCGCATATGCGGCGCATGCTTGAGGGGATCCCAGCCACCACGAAATTCTGGCGGTAGCAGCGTTAGGAACATGCGTGCTTTTTGAAACAACGATTTGGGCGAGCCGATTTTGTCTACGTACTCTTCTTTGCGTGAACCAAACCCGGCCACCACGCCATCATGGAAGAGGCAGATTGTCGCAGCTACGCCAATCGTTAACCAGCTCAATCCCATGTCTCGGGATTTTTCCGTGAGCCCTGGGGATTGCGTGCGCCACTTGTCTAAAAACCAGTCAATCCATTCTTCCTGTTTCGGGAAAAGCAAAAATGGGATGGCAGCAGGCAATTTGCGCTCGACGTTACGCGGATCGAATGTCATGCCCCAATCGATAATGAATTGCGCCGGGTTATCTCGATAGAATGTCTTCAGCGACGTTAGCATCGTTGGGTTCGCACGAATGCGCCGCAATCTCTCCGCTCGCCATTCGAACACCTGCACATAATCAGGGTTGCAAAAATCAAATGGAAATGGAATTGGCATTCACGAATTCATCAACTGCTAATAAATTTTTTCTGCTTCTAACGGAGTATTCGTTACGGTAGCGTCGGCTCAGGTTGCATTCGACCCATGTTTGGGCTACAGTGTGGCTCAAACATGGGAGAAAATTATGTCTGCAAATGCTGTAGTTCGTGCTCGAATCGACGAGCATATTAAGGAAGAAGCCGCCGCGGTATTGGCCACAATAGGACTAACCGTGTCTGATGCTTTTCGCATCCTGTTAACTCGCGTTGCTCACGACAAGGCATTGCCATTCGAGCCGCTGGTGCCAAACGCAACCACTATCGAAGCAATGAAAGAAGCACGGCGCGGCAACTTGGAAACGGTGACACTTGAAGATCTAAAAATGGTGCTGGATGCGGACGATTAAGCAGTCAAGCCAATTTAAGCGAGATCTGAAACGTGAAGCCAAAGGCCCACACCGACGAGCGCTACAAGGTGATTTCATCGCGATTATCTCGACCCTGGCAAATGATCAGCCACTGCCCCAGAAGCACCGTGACCATGCACTAACTGGTGATTGGAAGGATCACAGGGACTGCCATATCAAACCGGATTTAGTACTAATCTACCGTAAGCCGGATGACGCGGTGTTACAGCTCGTTCGCCTTGGCTCGCATAGTGAACTTGGTTGGTAACAGAACAAATATCTTACGAATTCATCATCTGCTGATAAATCTTTGCAGCTTCTATTGGATCAGTGACGGTAGTGATGATCGACTGAACGGGGCCGCCGTTTCCCCCTGTAACGCATTGTTGGATTTTATCGCCGTACTTTTTGGGCGCGAGTTTACCCGCCAGCCATTTACGCGCATCTATACGCACTTTAGAGCGATGCACCGCTTCATGTTGGGCGCGCTCATGCCCTTGTGTGCCTTGTTGAATATCCAGTGTCGTATCATCGGCAATATCTAAAATTTCATCTGCCAACGTATCCGCTTGTACCTCGCGCGCGCGTGCGTATTGCTCGCAAAACGTCTTAAATCGATCAAGCCATCGATATACGGTTGCTTGATCTGGCATATTCTTTTGCGTGCAAATTGAACGCAAGCTTTTTCCGGCCATTAAACCCTCGCAAATTTTTGTGGCAAGGGCGGTGGTGTATTTGCTTGGCCGTGACATATTCAAATTTGAAACCTGAACCCCGAGCCCAAAGAGACGAAACCTGCGCCAGCTTAGGGGATGGATGGGGGGTTTCGAAGTTACCCTGAGAGAATGACAAAGGAAGAAAGCAGAAATGCAAAAAGCCCGCACTTGGGCGAGCTTTGGACGCACGTATTACGTGTATCGAATATTGGCAATTATTGTGGGTATTTCACACAATGTCAAGATTTTTTATCTCACTATTTTGTGCAGGAGCAAAAACTTTAACTAGGCAGCCCTGGAAACTTCATCCCCTTCAAGCAATCCTAGTTCAGCAAAACGCTTTTCTATTAACGTCCAAGCTGTAGTTTCGACGCCAGACTCATTGGTTTTCGAGTCGCCAAAAATCCATCGGCGTATAGCGCGATGATGATTGCTAGCGGTGTTTTCATGGACACCACAACACTTTGAAATTTCAGTTAGCTTCTTGCCCTTTTTATTGAATAGCTTTTCGATAATGGCGCGCCTTACTTGGTAATGCGAAAAACCAGAGACATAAGCAGCAGAGGCATCCGTTAACCAGACGATAGCCGCACGCCACTCTTCATTCGTCTTATGCTTCGAGCAACAAAGCCTTCCGCAATCGCACGGCATATCTGGCAGCGCGGCGCGTGCGATCAGTACAGCTTGATACAAGTCCGGAAGCTCGGACAGCTCACGGCGAATTTGACCAGCTTGACCAGCGCCATCAAGGCCAACCAACCCCATCCCCTTTTCAGAAGACTCACCGCGTAGGCGCTTTGACATGAGTGTTTCGCCATATTGTTGATGCGAATAGCACAACGCGAAACGCACCACATCAAAAGCACTTTTGAATTTAATATCCATCTCTACCTTCTGTAAATTAACCTAGCCAATCAGTATTTCTACTTCAACGCGGGGCGTGCCGTAACGCTTGCTGGCACGCACATCTATCACTTGTGAATCATCTTTCCACGCCACGCCATTCGCACCATCTTTAATTGCCTTAATAATGTTGTCGAGGTCAGGCCGTTTAGTCGGCATGACTTCACCTATGACTGCGGCCCTCTGCTTTTTAAGGCTCCAACTTGTGGGGATAGAGAAGAACGCTCTAACAACCAGCGCAACAGCACACTCTATGGGTGCTTTCTCACCTATCGCTTGCTGCGCAACTAATCGCACAAGGTTTTCATATCGAGCAGTCTTTCCCGGGGTGTAGTGCGCGATGTGGCCATTTCGAACGAATGAGCGAGCGCGACCTTTAGCGACCGGCTCGCCTGGAATGGTAAATGTGATGGTGTCAGGCATTTTCTAGTCCGAAAAAAATCAAATCAAACTTAGCGATTACTTGCTCGTCTGCACTGATTTACCTCTTTTTCAGCGTATGTTTTCACTAGATGTCGCTGAGGCATGCATCTTTCCCCTCATGCTTTCACCGTCGAGAATGACGCACTCGCCGCCGTCCTCCCGCAATCTGTCAAATATCCGCTCACCAAGAAACGATTTGATGCCGGGCCTTAATGGAGTATCAGGCGGATCGCCGAGAAGACGAAAATCCTCTAATGGCACATTTGCAAGCAATAGCGTCGGCTTACGTTTCTCGTAGCGCTCGTTCAAAACATCGAACAGAATCAGCTTCTCAGTGTCAGTACCGAACTGCTGTCCAACTTCGTCGAGAATCAGCAAATCAGGAAACACCAACCCAGCGATAGCTTGGCTTTCGGTCTCAACACTGCCTCTGCCCCATGTTTCTTTAATGCGACGCACTGCGCGAAACACGGATGTGAACATTACCGCACGATTGTCGCGTTGCATGATGCGCAGGCCAATACCGCAAGACAAATGCGTTTTCCCTGTGCCTGGCCTGCCGATGAAAATAGCTGACCTCCCTAATTTCAGCACCTCATCAAATCCATCGGCATAGGCATTCGAGAAAGCCAGCGCCTTTTCCTGAAGTAGAGTCTTCGGTGAATACGATTTTAGGCTGCGATTTTGGAATCGCAACGGGATGCCTGCCTCGCCGATTTTTTTTCGCCATGCCTGCAACTTTGCCTCACGCTCTTTTTTTTCTGCTTCGACTTTTTCACGCTTTTGAATTTCTTTATTGCATGTAGGGCATGTTGACCAGATCGATCCCAGATAGCAGCAGCTTTCGTATTTCCCATGCTGATTACATATGTCCGCTCGACTTTTAGGTTCAGCATGAATGCCAATTTCTGCAAATTGCTTCATAGCTTCCCTCCTGTGCCATAGTCAATCCGCTCAAAATTTTCCGAGCTTGGTTGCCGTGTATTGGCTTTCATACGAGCCTTTGGCAAAACAACATCTGCCAGCTTTGGAACGAGGTAATTAAGGTGAATACGCTGATCTGGCTTAGTGTGACGCGTCGACTCTGCGCAAGCGATGATCTGTTCATCGGAATAGCGCGGTATCAGTTCTGTCCACGAGGGCATCTGAGGAGTAGCGTCAATGCCGAGTTGACGTAATTGCTGGCACAGCAACCCGATACGAGCCTGTTCCGCTGTTCGCGTTTCAGGTGGTGGTTGTTCCGACTTTACTAACACGACTACGTTAGTAGGAGTGTTAGTAGTATTGGTGTCTGGTGTCTGGTTAGCCGTTGCAGGTGCGTTGCGGGTGCGTTCTTGTTCTGTACCTGTTCGCGTTGCAGGTGCATTACAGGTGTGTTCCTGTTCAATAGCTGTTCGTGTTGAAGATACGTTGCGGGCACGCTTTAACATCTCACGCAATTGCGTAACAGGTGTATCCCATTTTGGCGTGATGCCAAGTCCGCGAAGTTCTGCAAATAACTGAGAGCGTTCCTCACGGTGTCGACGCATCCGCTCTTTTTCGTGAGCGCACTTTTGCTCGCGCTCGGCGTCGCCTTCCTTATATCGGCTGATTTCCTTATCACAACGATAGTTGTGCCAGCCATCCTCTTGCAAATAGAAAAATTCTTCTAGTACCGTGCTCACTGCCTCACGTTCCTCTTTGGTTCGAGCACCAACAAGGCGTTGTACAGCTTTTAAATCGGCTGGGAGTGACTTCTCGCTGGCGTAATACTTTCGTATGAGCCGACTATAAGCCGCGTCCTCAAGAAAGCTCAAGTGAGCGGTAGCTTCGGCGTAATCGCCGATGTGGTGCTCGTAATAGTTCATGCGATAAATTTTTGTTGAGCTGTCTGTCTAGTCTGTGATGCAAAGCTTGCTTGGGTAGTTTCATAAAATCTGGGGTGATGCAGCAGTCAAAACAGTCTCCCCTCCCCTATAACCGGCAGTCCGAGCAATTCTTGTGGCTTGCGTGTGGCTGGGTGGATGGTCTCGCCGTATACAACGATCTGTTTTTTGTCGAGCAGTGATCGCACGCGACCGCAGATACAATGCAGGGGCATACCAGTGATCTCAGAAAGTTGCGGTCGCGTGTAGCGTCCACCGGGATTGAGCTCGAACACAGCCATCACTTCCCGTTCCTTGGGTTGCAGATAGCCTTTCACGGACAACGAGTGGAAAGCAGTGCGGGAGGTTTCAGTAACGGCGTTTCTCATTCCATATCTCCCATCAGAAGTTTTTTTAGCACCAAGAGCTCTAATTTAAGCTCATCATTTTTCTCACGCTCCAAGCGCCAGCGCCGCTCCATTTCAGTTTCGAGCGGTTTAAGATCGTACCCACGCGACCGCGCAAGCCAAATTAGGGGCGCTTCGTTCCCACACAAATCCATGAAGGCATTCAGCTTGTCCTGCGGAAAGTAATGTCGGCCGCTTCTAGTAATGCGCGACCATTGCGCCAGGTCAGTTACAATGCCGCGCTTTCCGACGATCTCTTTGTCGTCAAGACCGGAAAGTTGCTGACACAATCGAATGGCTGCTGTCAGTGACGGTTGTGCATCGATGGAGCTTACGTCCACCCGCTGCATTTCTGGCTTCAGGTTTAGTTCTCGCTGCATCGAATCATCTCGCGTCAAATTATTTGTCTCGTGTTGTCTCGTCGTTTTGGGTAAAAATTTTTTATCTAAACATTTGTAATACAGGTATACAGCCGATTGAAAATGAAAAATCAGCCTATATGAGACAAACCTTCAAGTTCCAAATAAAAAGAGTGGCCCTCAAATTGCTCAATCCATGAGTTAATGAGGACGCTGCTGAAAGCAATTCCGGAGAAGTCTTGAGCCATTGAATCGTCGCCTCTTCTTTTCCTGCACATGCGCAGTGGTAAAGATCGATAGCATTCATGTTGCCTCGCGCATAGGGGCATCAACCTGGCTAAGGAAGATTTCCGGAAATTGGAGCTTGACACGCGGCGGAATACCGCGAGTTATCCAGTTATGGACTCGCTGCGTACCGCCTTTTTTTTCGTAGCCAAGCATCTTGGCCACCTTTATAGGGCCACCGAGCTGCTTAATGAGTTGCTTGTCGTTTGGCATGTGGTCACTCTTTTCACAATTTCTCAAAATTAAACACTATGTTTAATAAAAAGTCAAACACTGTGTGTAACAACATCTTGTTTAGTTAACGGACAATTTTGGCTATGCATACACAGATGAAACGCCTCTATGAAGCGGCCAAGACACTAAAAGGCATCACAGGCCAATCAGAGCTTGCACGCGCCTTGAGCGCACTCCCTCAAACAGTCAAGAACTGGGAGGCCCGAGGTGTTTCTAAGCAAGGAATGCTCACAGCTCAGAGACTATTTGGCTGCTCGGCCGTTTGGCTGGAGACAGGGAAAGGTCAGATGCTTGTAGGCGAAGGCAAAATCATTCATGACATCAAATCGGAATATGTAAGCTTTGATCTATTGAATATCGAAACCCCTACTAGTGATTTTCCCCTTGCAATGGACTCTGCGGAAGTTGTGCAGCAAGTCAACGTGCTAAAGTCCTGGGCACGAACCGCGTTCGGCGCCGATCTCTCTCGCATCAAGCTGATTTCGGCACGGGGTACTTCAATGCAAGGCTCAATTGATAATGGTGATGTGCTGTTCGTGGATGCCACTATCCGTAACTATGATGGCGACGGTATTTATGTGATTGCACGTGGTCCCGATGTACAAATCAAGCGTCTACAAAAGTTACATAGCGGCGTGCTCGCAATCATCAGTGACAACCGTGCCTACGAGGCTGAGCGACTTAGCGGTGAGGAAGTTAGTGCAGTTGTGATATGCGGCCGTGTTCTGGCAGCATGGTCGTTGAAAAAATTCTGGTGAGCTTACAGGAAATATCTTCCACAGCATCTTCATCGCACCCATTCCATAAAGATCGAAAGCATTCATTCTGCCTTCCCTATATTGAATTATTTTTACTCAACCTGACTTAGATCGCCTTAGCACCCAATCGTTGAGGCGCAGGTCTTGGTCCATGTCCATCCCGCATTGTTCTGCCAATGGTGCAAATCAAATGATTAGAATAATTTCAACGAAATTTTGCACGACAGGATAGGGTCAAGCCTGGATTATGCTGAGCGATAACTTTGATAAGGTCGCCCATGCAGATTCTCAATAAAAGGGAGCAATACATGGGATGGGGATTCAGAAAATCTATAAAAATTGCGCCAGGTGTGCGTATCAATTTGTCAAAAAATGGGCCGAGTCTATCGGTCGGTGGCAAAGGAATCACATATAACTCGCGTGGACGCATGACGTTTAGCATACCAGGCACAGGAATTCGACATACAGTCAACACAAATAAATATACAAAATGCCAAACTGGCACTGCACCATCTTTGAGTGCGCACGCACGAGCGAATACTGACTTTGCAGGCAACCTGGACAGCCGTTTGCGCAAGGCCGCAGTTAAATATTTCTGGTCACATGGCATTTATGTTAACGAGCCAGAAGCCGCTAATGCACTTGATAAGATCGAAGATAGCGCACTCTTAAGCAGCTTGCAGCCACACCTTGAAAAACTCAGCCTAGCTTTCCAGCTATACGAAGACACTGGCAGTCTTACTGCCCAAAGTAAAGAGCGATTAATGAGGGCGCTGTATGCTCTCGAAGAACAGCTGAACTTAGCATGTGGCGAAGTAACAGGCGTTGATGAAGCTGTGCGCGCATTGGCGTATGCGCATTCTTTGATGCCTCAGAAAAAGCCTTGGCGAGTGATCATGCTTACATTTCCAATTGCGCTTGTGTTTGGGTCGCTAATTCTCGCTGCTTTAACCCAGTCATCCTCTGAAGAAACGATTGTCCCATCGATTGCTCTATGGAGTGGATGGGCAGTGTACCGGGTCTGGAAATTCTTTAAGCAACGTAACGAAGCAGCAGCGACCATTGCCAAAGCAAATGCGCAATTTGACGCCGTAGTGGTGAAAAAACTTTCGTTTCGACCAACACTGTAGGTGTACCCACTGAGCATAATTTTTATGCGCGAACACTCGTACCTAGTAGGGTAGCGCCTAAAAGGCAAATGCTCAGCCACTGCACTTACCATATCATTTGACTTTGTACTGGCATCCAGCCAGCATCTAACGACAGACGCTCGTCAATTTCAAAACTAAAGACACAAAAGAGATCGCATTATTGGGTGCTAAAAGGCAGCCTCTAAGCACATAGCCCGACCACTATGAACCCGCCTCATTGGCGGTTTTTTTTCGCCGTTTACACATTGTGTAAAAAATTATTAAACAAAGTGTTTGACTTTAGTTTAAACATGGTGTTTAATAATTTCACTGTCAATAACTAGAGCGAAAGATGAATCAAGCAACCAATGCCAACTTGATAAATCTATCGGAGGCAATGATGAGCTATCCCAAAGATTTTCTAAAAGAACTATCTGCTGAAAGAAAACAGCAGATCAAAGAAGAACTCATACAGTCGGTAGAGAGCGCTTGCCACAAGCTTCTTCTTGAAACAGCGATATATCGCGAAGCACTCGCTCAAGGTAAGCCAACGGCATTTGCTGAAGAGCAGGTGCGGCAAGAGCTCGACAACCTAGAAAAAGCAAATATTGCGTTTCGTGACACTCTTTATTTGCTACGGAGGCTTCCCTCATGAACCTTAACAAACTAATGATCCAAGTTGAGGCACGCGACGACGAAATATTAGCTCGCTTAGAAAGAGAGCAAGAACAAGCAGATGAAGCCTATATACAGGAAGAGAACGCCGCAGGGCGTGAATTGATCTTTGATGCTCTGTTGGAAGCGCTAGATCAATTACCCGACCAGATCAAAAAAGAAGCACTCCAAGAAGCCGCACGAGGCGAAGCAACCATGCTGTTTGCTGACACTTATGAACGCTTTTTAGAAGCTAAAACAAATCAAGCTTTACAGCGCGCCACTTACTGTGCACGACAACTCAACCAATACAGCGCAATCAAATGCGCTCAGAGCTAGAGGATAAACATGGGAAGCAGCAGGGTAAAGAAAATTGCCGAGCAGGCCAAAACACTCATATTTTCCATGCAAGTACGAACTGAATTCACGATTCATTTAATGGGCCAAGATGGGGTTTGGCTGTTCGATTACGAGGGTTACATACTGCCAGCGTTTTTGCCAGAAAGAGGCTTTTCCGGTGAGTACTTAACGTTGGATATAGATATTGATAGCGGACAGATTACGAATTGGCAAAAACCAACACGCGAACAGATCGGAACTTTTATCGCACAAAAATATGGGAACGACGATGACTAACGAACATGCCCGCGAACTCGCCAAGCTGAAACAAAAGCTTTGTTTTCTCGAAGAAAAAATTGATTGGAAGCGACAAGAAATAGCAAAGATGCAAGAAGAAGTCGAGCAGCTTTACAAAGGATTGAAGCAATGCGAAGGAGAGGCAGCATGATTGATCTACAAGCTTTCAATCTTCACCACGCTAAGCGAGATGAATTAAAAAAATTTCTCGATGAAAGTGTTATCTCAGGCGAATTCGAATGCGAACAAGCCTGTGCCGGGCAATATGGCAAAGCCATGGCAGGAGAATTTGGCCAAGCTATGGCACAGAAAAGCGGCCAAGCAATGGTAGGGGAAAACGGCCAAGCTATCGCAGGTTATGAAGGTCTAGCTATCGCAGGTAGAGGCGGCCTGGCCGTAGCGAGAAGCTTCGGCCAGGCAATCGCAGGCGATGAAGGTCGAGCTATCGCAGGCTATTGCGGTACTGCATTAGCTGGCTTCGATGGCATGGCTTTCGCCGGAGAAGACGGCCACGCTATTGTGGATGAACAAGGCATAGCTTCGGTCTATGAAGGTGGTACAGCGCAAGCAGGGGAAGGAGGTCAAATTCATATTATTTATTGGGATATGGAAGCCAACCGCGACCGTACCAAAGTTGGCTATATCGGTGAAAACGGCCTCAAACCTAATACGCCGTACTGTCTCAATGAGCAGCATGAATTCGAAGAAGCCGATAAGCAAACCGTACCGGAGGCAGCATGAGCACTCACTCTACCTCATCAAATCGTACCCCAACCTTCGAACGCTTTATTGACAAATATTTTTGGACTAGCGCTGCCCTCTTCTTTTTCTTAATTTTGATGGCCGTTGGCTTAGCGGCTCAAGGCGATCCCGAATCCGAGCAGATCGCTGTCCAACAAAAAACCGAAATGGAAGCTTGGGAGCAAGGCTATGAGCAAGGTAGACAAGCCGACCAAAGCCTATGCGCCAGACAGTTATTCAAGCAGGGGAAAAACGATGGATGATGAGATAGACGGACCCGATGCGTGGCAATACCAACAGCAATTAGAGCAACAACAAGACGCCATTGAATATCAGCCATCAACATTGATAAGCGACGAAAAAAGAACATGAACCTTAGCACATGATGACAAAACCAGACAAAAGGAACACATGATGAGTATTGCTACCCTCATCCTTGGACAAAGTGGCACCGGCAAGACTAGCAGCCTACGCAATATGGATCCTGCCAACACCCTTTTAATCCAGACCATTAAAAAACCGTTGCCTTTTCGCGCTCAAGGTTGGGCTTATCGAACAAAAGAGACCCCGCAAGGCAATATATTTATCTCCGATCAATGGGAATCCATCATCAAAATAATGCATGGCACGCGGCGCAAGATCATCGTAATTGATGACTTTCAATATCTGCTGGCCAACGAATTTATGCGCCGCAGCAATGAGCGTGGTTATGACCGTTTCACAGACATTGGACGACATGCCTGGGATGTACTTCGCGAGGCTAGCCTATTAGCTGACGATGTGCGCGTTTACATGCTCAGTCACACTGAAGAAGACCCCAACGGAACTATCAAAATCAAAACCATCGGCAAGATGCTCGACGAAAAAATCACCATTGAGGGCATGTTTACCATCGTACTGCGCACACAAGTGTTGAATAACGAATACCTATTCACCACGCAGAACAATGGCCGCGACACCGTGAAATCTCCAATGAAGATGTTCGATACCGACTGTATTGAAAATGATCTCGCCAATGTGGATCAACGCATCACACATTTTTACGAAATCACCCCATCCCTTAAGGAAGAATCATGTACCAATTAAATACAACACTTGCACGACAAGCCGATCAGCACAGTACCCATATTACGGAGCCGGGTAAATATATCGGTGTCTTCAAATGTGCGGAAGATGTTACAAGCTCAAAAGGTACTCGCGGCATCCAATTTACTTTTATAACAGCCTTACAGCAAACCGCACGCTTCACACTCTGGACTCGCAATACCGAAGGGCAAGAAATTTTTGGTTATAAGCAATTGCAAGCGCTTATGGTTTGTCTAGACGCCGAGCGCCTTGACCCTACCCCGGATACCGTCACGAAATGGGATAGCGTCGCTTGCGCCATGCTAGATAGTCCTACGTTTACATTTAAAGCGCTGATGGGAAAGCAAATTGGGATTCTCTTTGAAACCGAAGAATATGAAAAGCAGGATAAAAGCATTGGCCTTAAAGCTCTCCCTTATGCCTTCTTTGATGCCAAAACCGAATTAATGGCCGCTGAAATACTCGATAAAAAAGTCCAGCCCCAGCAACTTAGCAAAATTATTCCCCAGCTAAAGCATCGTCCTCTACGTCTCTTAAAAAAAGCGAGTCAACCTCATACCTTACTCACTGAATCATTAGGGGCAAATAACTTCAACGATATAGACGATGAAATACCGTTTTAAGGTGAAACGATGGATACCAACCTCTATTTAATCGCAACGCAATATAAACAAGCTGCCGATACCTTGGCCCAACTCGATCTCGATGAGCAGACCGTAGCCGATACGCTGGAATCGCTCAGTGGTGAGCTAGAAGAAAAAACCGTCAATCTGGCGATGGTTATTCGCAATCTAGAAAGCAGTGCTGAGCAAATCAAAGGCGAGGCTAAAGCCATGAATGAGCGTGCTGCAAAGATCAGTAATCGAGCTAAAAATATTAGCCAGCACCTTATTGATAATTTGACCCTGGCGGGTATCAAAACAATCAGTAGTCCATATTTCACTGTCGCACTACGTAAAAACCCAGCAGCAGTGGACATTTATGACGCTGCGTTGGTTCCTGCGGAATGGATGCGCCAACCCGAACCGCCACCACCTGAGCCAGATAAAAAGCGCATTAAAGAAGCCATGCAAGCGAATATCACCGTGCCTGGCTGCCGTTTAACTCATCAATATCGTGTCGCTATTCAATCCTGAAGAGGAGAATTCTCATGAGTTTAGCTGTGATTCGTGTCACCTTGCCTGGTTCGTTAAGCTGGAAGCCAAAGCCCACTGAAAAGGCACGCTTTAATCGTCGGTTACAGAAATTCTCTGCGCAGCTTAGCGATATTCAGCAAGCTTGGCCGCAAGCCAACACTGAAAAATCAGCTGAACCGTTCCTGGAGCGAATGAGTGAGTTATTGAATACGCTTAACCGACTAGCCAATGAAGGCCCTAACGCTCACGCAGAACAGCTAGACAGCTTGCTTATCGAAATCGAAGCGTGCCAAGAAGAAGTCGAGGCAATGCGCGCCGCCTTGCCCCATTCATCCGTACCGCTTACTTGGCGCGTACTAGCTTGGGCTGTGTTAACCGTTGCTGCTTTGGCCGCCTCTACGTTGCTACTACTTTCTGGCGCTAGCGTGATTGCCTTATCGGCTGCCACTGTTACCGAAATCTTATTTGGCTTAACGGTTGCCCCACGCCTGATTCAGGCCGCACTCGATTTACTCGGTTTTCAAGAGCAATGGCAAGCGCAAACGAACAAACCGCTGAAAGCGTCGCTTAAGAAATTAGAAAAATGGCTAAATGAAACAAAAAGCCTAGCCGAGAAATTGGTAGAGCGTCATGAGCAGCAGAGCACTTCTCATGAATGGCAGGCGCAACAGGATTTATATCAGGCCATCGTTGCCCAGTTAGCCGCCTACATCGTTGATTGGCTTGTGATGGCAAGCATCGCTATTAGATTAAACCAGCTTGCGCTTATCAACCCTAAGCGTTTGATAGGCCACGTATCGTCAACAAAATGGCAACACGTGTAGTAGTTCAAGCCAGAAAACAGCATAAATTCTCAGTTTTCATCTACTGCATTGTGTCGTCGCTAACACGATGGACGAATGAGTTATAGCCCACCGCGAATCTAAGCGTGAGGCACAAGATTTATTACTTCAAGCGATGAAAAAGAGAAAAGCGTGAACAAGAGAGATTTAATCATATTGCCCAATACATGGATGAGAGGGGAATAACCATGCGCGAAACGGTTATCCAGGTAGCTTCCGCTCCCTACGTTAGGATCCCCCTGGCCGCTCATATCACAGGGCTAACGGAAAAAGCCATCAGACGCAAAATCGAAGATGGGAAATGGATTGAACGCCGAGAATACTGGCGAAGGGACGGAGAGATTTATATATCAATCGAGGGATATAACCAATGGGTAAAAAAGGGAGCGGCGTAGAAATTCATGGTAGCGCAATCAGGCTATCATTTACGCTCGACGGCAAGCGCAAACGTGAATTATTAAAGCTTGATGATCAACCGATGTCACCCACAGCAGCGAACATGAAATATGCATATCGCATCGCACAAGAAATCCGCGATCGGATACGACATGGCACATTTAGCATGGCCGAGTATTTCCCAACGAGTGGTGGTGGGGAGGACACTCCGACGGTAAAAGGTTGGCTCGACAAATGGCTTAGAGCACAAAAAATCGCAGATTCGACTAAGACCCACTACACAAACGTGGTCAATTTCTGGGACAAAGCCATCGCCGATCAAGAAAAAAAGACCCTCGTAGGCACGCTAACGCTATGTGCACTCAAGCCTAGTCACCTGTTAACAGCGATTGCCCAGCGGTCCAAGTTGACCGGAAAAACGGTAAACAACTACGTATCAGTCATTCGCCAAGCGCTCGATTTGGCGGTGGCGGATAAGATCATCCTCGAAAATCCGGCCCACCAGATACCACACGCTAAGCACCAAAAGCCGCCTCCCGACCCTTTCAGCCGTGATGAAGCTGAAGCGATCATCGCTGACATGGCAAGTCGCTACCCGGAGCAGATTTATAACATGGTCGAAGCATGGTTTTTCACCGGCCTACGTACTTCAGAAGTATACGGTCAGCGCTGGCCTAATGTTGACCTGTTCAGCAAGAAGCTGACCGTCGTTGAGGCGGTGGTGCTGGGCAAACAAAAAAGCAGTACTAAAACTAGCATAGTGCGCAACGTGCTACTAAACAGCCGTGCGCTAGAGGCAATCAACCGCCAAGCCAAGCACACCCGGATAATCGGCAAGCATGTATGGCTCGTTCCCGAGCGTGGCACACGTTGGACAGACGAGCGGGTTTTCCGGCGTCACTACTGGACACCTTGCCTCAAGCGCCTTGGCATCCGCTACCGGCGCCCCTACAACATGCGACACACTTACGCCACGATGATGCTCATGGCTGGTATGACCCCCGCTTTTTGTGCGCGGCAGTTAGGCCACAGCATAGAAATGTTCCTGCGCACCTACTCTAGATGGCTGGATGGTGCTCAAAATGATCTGGAAATGGCGCGTTTTGAATCTAGCCTTATTGAGAATTTGCCCCAAATTTGTCCCAGGCAAAGCCATTCAGGCTGA